CTCGAAGAGGCGCTTCCGGCCTTCGGCTCCGAGTCGAAAGAGGGCGAGGCGATCCTGAAGGCGCTGGCCGCGGTGAGCAAGCTCGTCGCCAAGCGCGACTCGAGCGATCTGGCACCGGCCGAGATCCGGCAGATGGTCGCCTCGATGCCGCAGATGGGCGGCGGCACCGACGTGCAGAAGCAGATTCTGAAGATGATGTCCCAACCCCAAGGGGCTCCGCAACCTGGCGGTGCCCCGATGATGCCAGGAGCTTGACATGCAACGCTACCTCGAACCGAACACCGACGGCCTGCGCAAGCCGACCGACCCGCAGAAGGAAAACGGCCAGTTCGTGAACCCGCCGCGGTACGCCGAGATGGGCGGACTGGACAAGCCTTCGCGCACCGCGCAGAAGAACCCGTTCACGATCAGCAAGCCCAACGGCGGCCGTCGCGGCTGACCTGACACCCCAACCGGAGGCAGTTGACCATGCCCTCACTCGAAGACCTGACCACCGACCAGCTGCTCGCGGAAGCGCGCGCCGGCCAGAGCGCCAAGGCGCTGCTCGAAACGCTCTCGGCCGACCCCGCGACGCGGGCCGTCATCCAGAAGACGCTCAAGGCCAAGAACCCGAACATGGTGATCCCCGAACTCGACGCGCGGGACGCCGTGACCTCGGAGCTGAAGACCCGCGACGAGAAGATCGCCGCGCTCGAGCAGGAGCTGATCCGCGATCGGGTCGAGAAGCGCATCGAGCGCGAGCGCGCCCAGATCAAGGAGCGCTACGGGTTCTCGGAGGCGGACATCGCCGCCGTCGAGGCGCTGATGACCGACAAGGACGCGCCGATCCCCAGCTACGCCGCCGCGGCCAAGGTGCATGCCGCGAGCAAGCAGTCGGCGGTGCCGACGACCTCGCGCATCGACCGGCAGTTCTCGATGCCCGGCTCGGACATGGGCAAGGACAACCCCTGGGCGGAAGGTATCGGCAATCCGGCGAAGCTGAACAAGGTCGCGCTGGCCGAAGCGTTCAAGGCGTTCAACGAAATCACCGGCGGCAAGGGCGGGCAGTTGCCCGCAGGGCCGTCGAATCTTGGCCCGGCTACCACAAGCTGAGGCGCTAACACTCAGGAGCAGCAGACATGCCGCAGTTGGGAACCGGGGTCATCCCGTCCGGCGCACTAGGGACCGAACTTCAATACGTGGTCCGCCGGGCGTTCGTGAAGAAGCTCGTCGTCCAGATTTACAACACCTCGCCGCTCACCGCGGCGCTGCTCGCGAACAGCCAGCCGGCCTCCGGCGGTGTGTCCTCGGTCACGATCCCGACCCAAGGCACGCAGTTCGTCAACATGCAGTGGGTGGGCTACGACGGCTCGTTCAACCAGCCGGCCGTGCAGCCGGGCGTGACGAACGCGGAGTTCAACCTCAAGGGCGCGGTGATCCCGATCCCGTACCTCGGCTTCGAGGGTCTCGTGCAGGACTCGCACGAGATCATCCCGCTGCTCGCTGCGCGCTTCAACGACGCCGGCAACGTCTACTGCGACGGCCTGGGCACGGTACTGCTGAACAATTCGGCGAACACGCAGCAGGTCATCGGCCTGCCCGGCGCGGTCGACGACGGCACGAACCTCACGACCTACGGCGGCATCTCGCGCACCACGAACACCTGGTGGAAGGCGAAACGCTACGCCGCCGGTTCGGTGAACCCGACCCGCGCGCTGGTGATGCAGTACATCACCGGCACGTTCAAGTACTGCGGCGAACTGCCGACCTTCGGCGTCATGGGTCCGGCGACGTGGCAGACGCTCGCCAACGACTACCTGCCCAACGAGAGCTACGTCATCACCCCGGAGAAGGGGTTCGACGACGAGCCGTGGGGCGCGCGCAGCGCGTTCCGCGCGCTCATGGTCGCCGGCGTGCCGATCTACTGCGACCCGTACGTGCCCGAAGGCACCATGTATTTGCTCAACACGGGGTATCTCGCGTTCTACATCCACGAGCGCGCGGCCTTCAACTTCACGGGCTTCGAGTCGACGCTCTCGAACAACCAGCTCGGCTTCGTCGGAGCCGTCCTGTCGCTGCTCGAGCTCGTCAACGCCAAACCCAAGGCGAACACGGTCGTGACCGGGTTCACCTACGTCTCGATCTAACCGGAGCCCGCCATGTCGTTCAACAAAATCTCGGGCCTGTCGAGCCTGCCGGCGCCCGCGCTGCCCGTCAGCCTCCCGGCGGGCGCGGTCTTCATGCTGCCGGTCGGGCAGGGCGCGCCGAACACGTTCGGCAACGTCGCGCTGCCGCAGATCGGCACCGGCAACCCGCTCACCGGCCAGTACATCGTCAATCAGGGGCAGTACTCGAACCTGCAGGTCTACGATGCCTCGCTGCAGTACTGGCGCAACCTGCAGCCCGCCGGCAACCAGTCGCTCATCACGGTGTCGGCCGACGGCGCGAACTACCGCCTCGCCAACACGACGGGCTGCCCGATCGGCGCGCTCATCACCAACAACGGCACGGGCCTGACCAACGGCTTCAACACCGTCACGGTGACCCCCTCGGCCGGCGGCTCGGTGTGGAACACGCTGGTCGGCGGCGCGATCAACTCGACGATCACGATCACGAACGGCGGATCCGGCTTCCTCGCCGCGCCGACGCTCGTTTTCTCGCCTCCAGCCGGCCAGGGCAGCACGCCCTACGTCCTGCCGACGGCGACCTGCACGATCTCGGGCGGCGTCATCAACGCCGTCACGGTCGTCAACCAGGGCGCGGGCCTCGTCGCGGCGCCGACCCTCACGGTCGTGAACGCGCCGGGGGATACGGTCGGTGGCGGCGCGGTGCTTACGGTGAACGCCACGCTCGCGCTGTCGGGCCTGCTGCTCGCCATGTGGCCGCGCGCCATCAACACGACGACCGGGGCGCAGCAGGCCGCGCCGTACGGCACGCCGCTGACGTCGGTGCCGACCTTCACGTTCTCGCCGGCGAGCACGATCGCCGCGACCGCGATCATGAACTTCACGATCACGGGCTTCACCAGCACGACGGCCGGCGTGGGCTACGTGGCCGCGGGCGGCGTGATCGGCGGCGGCGTGGTGTCGGGCACGGCGGGGTCGAACTCGCCGGGCAACCCGATGCTCGACAAGCTGCTCATCAACTCGCCGGTGGCGCCTCCGATCACGGTCGCGGCGACCACGGGCGTGCCGTCGCTCGCCGGTCCGTTCCAGGGTGTCGGCTATCAGGCGGTGCCGACGTACTCGGCCTTCTCGACGGGTGCGGCGCCGTCGACGGCCGCGGTGCAGCCTCCGACGGTCGGCGGTGCGTCCGACACCTGCCTGATCATGTCGATCTGACATGGCCACCGACCGCTTGATCGCCGCGTGCCGCGCGGCTGTCGATGCGGTCGCGCAGGAGTGTCCGGTGGATGCCCCGCGCGGCGCATCGGTGGTCGTACAGTTCGCAGCCGGCCATTGGGCCGAGCTGAAGGATGCGCTTGTCGAGGCCGAGGCGGCGGGGGTCCAACCCGTCGCCACCAACGGCAACGGCAAGAAAAACGGGAAGGCCGCGGCGTCAGCGGCGCCCGTTTCGGTAGTCGGGTCCGATCTCCCGATGATTTGACCATGAGTTGACCCATGCTCGCACCCCGAGAGATTTTCGTCACGAACCACAACGACTTCACGCACACCGACAGGTTCAACGGCGTGGACTACGTGTTCCAGCCCAAGCAGAAGGTCCTGATCCCGATCGACGCCGCCGAGCACATGTTCGGCTTCGGCAAGGACGACAAGACCGAGACGCTCACGCGGCTGGGCTGGGCGAACAAGTACGACCCGGCGACCAAGCAGATCACCGAGAGCGTCGAGGGGCCGAAGTGGCTCGCGCGCTTCCAGTTCACGCAGGGCGTCATGGTCGAGGTCGGCGTGACCAAGGCGTCGGATCTCGCGCCCGCGGAGACGGCCATCGACCTCATGGGCGAGCCGGAAGCGGCGTGATGGTGAACAGTGGCGACCCTCGCGACCTACGAGTACCAGGTCCAAGACCTCCTGCATGACCCGAACAACGCGATCTGGTCCATCACCCAGATCGACGCCTACATCAATCAGGCGCGGCGCAAGCTGGTCAAGGACACGGGCTGCCTGCGCACGCTGCAGACGTCCTACCTGACGCAGGGCGTCGAGCAGTACACGTTCGGGCAGGTCACGGGGGCGACCGTCGTCGCCGGGGGGTCGGGCTACACGGCCCCTACGGTGACGTTCTCCGGCGGCGGGGGCAGCGGTGTAGCCGCCACGTTGGGCGTGAGTGGGGGTGCGGTCAACACGATCACTTTCACGTCCTTCGGAAGCGGCTACACCTCTGCCCCCACCGCCACCATCACGGACGCCACCGGCACCGGCGCGCAGATCGCGCTGGGCGTCATCAACCAGGCGACCTACGACGTCCTGAACATCAACGTCATCTGGAACTCGCTGCGCTACGCGCTGCAATGGCGCGTGTTCTCGATCTTCTCGGCGCAGATCCGCCTGTGGCTGGCGGCGAACTACCAGCGCCAGCCGACGATGTGGTCGGCCTACGGCGACTCGAGCATCTTCATCGGCGCGCCACCGGACCAGACCTACCCGATCGAGGTCGACAGCATCATCCTGCCCACGGACCTCGTGAACGGCTCGAGCACGATCGACCCGATCCCGCTCGTGAAGCAGGACGCGATCCAGTACTACGCCGCGTTCCTCGCGAAGAAGAACATGCAGGCGTACGGCGAAGCCGAGATGTTCCTGTCCGACTACCGGCGTGAAGTCGCCGAGGACGTCGCGGTCTACACGCGCCGCCTGCCCAACGCCTACGCGGACGCCGGCGGGTCGGGGTACTGACCGTGCCCTCGCGCGCCATCAGCGTCCGGCCCGACCCCAAGCCCAAGGGCGAGGGGGAGATCGCGACCGAGACCCTCGTCTTCCGCGATTTCAAGGGGGTCAACAACCAAGCCGCGCGCGAGTCGATCAACGACGACGACTTCTATTGGGCCGAGAACGTGCAGCCGGTGGGCTACGGCAACGGCCTGCCGATCGCGGGGCCGACCGCAGCGGCCATCGTCACCGTGGGCGGCGAGACGGGGCAGCCGTCCTACACGCTGCCGTTCAACGTCAACGGCACGGACTACATCTTCGCGGTGTGGTCCAACAGCGGCAACGGCTGGGTCGGCACGGCGGCCGGCGCCGGCTGGACGAAAATCTTCTCCGGCACGCTCACCAGCGGCAAGACGGCGGCCACGCAGTGGAACGACGCGGGCCTGCTTGTCGTCGACCCCTCGGCCGGCTACTACGACTGGAACGTCACGACGGGTGCGACCGTCACGAACCTGAACGGCACGCTCACGCTGCCGCCGCTGAACACCGGCACCTATCCGTTCTCGACGGTCGGCGCCGGCGGGCTGCGCGTCGTGGACACCGGCGGCTCGGGCACCGGCGGCAACGTCAGCGCGAGCGTGACGCTGACGCTCACCA